TTTTCCATCAATGCTGGTACCAGTTTGGAAATGGTGTTAAACTATGTGATTAGGAACAGCAGTTATATACAGGATCAATTGGTTATTCCTGAAGATGCAGGAGCGAACCCAGATGCATATAAGAAAAAGAAAAAAGCCAATGCAGACAAACCTCTGAGATGGTTTAAGATCATACCAACTATCAAGTTGGATCCTGAAAAGTTTGACAGGGTTAGAAAAGTCTGGGCTAGAGAAATAACATACCATGTGGTTCCCTATGAAGTTTATAACACTAAGATCTCAGTGGCACCACAGGGTATATGGGACGATCCACTTAAAATTTACAACTACATCTACACTGGTAAGAACGTAGACGTGATCGATTTTGAGATAGCATTCAATGCGTTATACTATACTGCAACCACAGCCTATAGAGATAATCTAGCAGGAGTCACTGGACTACCTTTCGAAGAAGAAGAAAAAGGTACTAATGTGGATGATTATGAAGGTATAGAAGATGACCCAAATGCCATCATGCCTATTCGCGAAAAACCACAGACATTAGATGCACGTGCCAGAGCGACAGGTGGTAATGACAGTGCCAAATCAGTGGCCGCAGTTGATGTTGCTGATTCATTATATACCACCGCCGGCGGGGACATGCTACAGGCCAAACTCAAGATCATTGGCGATCCTATGTATATCAAACAAGATGATATCTTTTATTCACCAACAACAAAGGCCAGCACAGACAACACGATACCAACAGCAGACCCAAGACTGATCGCAAATGGTAGTTTACACATGGATGATAGAGAAGTCTACATACAGGTCAACTACAGAACTCCTACAGATATCGATGAGTCAACAGGATTGATGAAATTCGAAAATAATTTTAATCAGAGTTCATTTTCTGGAATGTACAGAGTATTAACAGTGTCTAGTTCATTTTCACAAGGCAGATTTATTCAGACATTAAATACTGTGCGATTGCCAAGACAACCGAATTTAAATGATATAGGCAAAATTAAATCGACTACAAACCAACGTAATGTCGACAGCGACCAAATTACATATTCGGAGCCAGAAGCCGGTACAGATTATCCTACTAGTTTATTGTCTAGTAGTACAACAGGAGATAATGTAGCACCAGGTAGTAAACCATTGAGAGATCAAATCGAAGCGGCCGACTTAACAGCTGAACAGAGAAGGTTGTCTAAGGTAAGACAGACAGCAGATGAGCAAACAATAACCGCACAGAATCAACCTCAGGCTACTGCACCGGACTTTACACCGATCAGTGTGCGTGGCAATCAAGTTCCGGGACAAGCTGGGATAACATAGGAAAGTAAATGGCTATAGATTCAAGAATCGGCAATAAGATAATGAAGAGCCAAAGGCGTGAAGAAGCGCCTGGTACCAGAGTCGACCCACATCCGTATATAGGTATAGTTAAAAACAATCTGGACCCTACTAGAACGGGCAGACTACAGGTATGGATTCCTGATCTAGGGGGCAAAGAAGAAGATCCTAAAAACTGGCGTACGGTAAGTTATGCTAGTCCATTCATGGGTACTACTAATCCACGTCGTGGAACAACATCATCGCCAAACAAAGACAACAAATACGGCAGTACTCCTAATACCTATGGTATGTGGATGGTACCACCAGACATTGGTGTAGAAGTTATTTGTCTATTTGTTGGTGGAGATCCATTGAGAGGCTATTGGTTAGCCTGTGTCAATGCCGCGATTGGAAGACACATGATTCCTGGTGTTGCCGCCAGCAATAACATCGATCTTACACATGCCAGTGCAGATGTCAGACAGACACTAAACAATGATAGCCTAGCACCAGTCACTGAATTTAATGTCAATGATCCTAACTTGGTCAAACGTCCGGCATTCTATGCCAATCCGAAACCAGTGCATGAACCACAGTATAGAATACTTAAAGAGCAAGGATTAGATAGAGACCCTACACGTGGATTAGTCACTAGTTCAAGCCAACGAGAAAGTCCTAGTCAGGTGTTTGGTATCAGTACTCCTGGAAGACCTTTCCCAGATAATGGTGCCGATGATCCAGAAGCATTTTTATCTAAAGTACGTGCAGGTACTTTATCAGAATTTGACTATAGCTACAGTACCCGTAAAGGTGGTCATACATTCATCATGGATGATGGAGATATAGTCGGTAAAGATCAGTTGGTTAGATTACGCACTGGCAAAGGGCATCAGATAATGATGAATGATAGTCAGAATACAATGTATATCAGTCACGCTGATGGTACCAGCTGGATAGAAATGAACAGCGAAGGCGCTATACATGTCTATTCAAACAGTGGCTTTAACCTCCGAAGCAAAGGTGCAATTAACGTACACACTGACAGTGACTTTAATCTACAGGCTAATAACATAAACCTACGTTCTAACAATAAACTTAATGTCAATGCATTGGCTACCACAGTGTTGCTGAGCAAACTTAATATAGAAACCATTGGTCAGACTACCTTGTTAGCAGGTGGTGGATTAACCATGGAATCATCTGCACAAGCAAGTCTCAAAGCCGGCGGAAGAATCAGCATGGATGGATCATCTATATATCAAAACAGTGGATCCAGTGACAGTGCACCTCCAGTTGATCCTATCGCATTGAATTCATTGCCAGAGACATTGAGAGCATCTCCTACCAGTCTTTGGGTTAGTAATCCTGGAATGTTATCTACCATAGTCACAGTGGCGCCAACGCATGAACCATTTGACAGGGGAGAAATACAGAGAACTTCGGCATCTCGTGGAATACAACCAGCTTCACGGTATACAGGAAACCAAGATGCTACCAAAGACGCTGTAGCTTCAACTTTTAGTAATCCAGCAACTGAAAAAGATCTTAGAAACCAACCAAGATCAAATTGTAAGATAGGTAATCTCGACAGTGATCAATTGACAGCATATTTTGCACAGATTGGTAAGAGTGAAAGCGGCGGAAATTACTCAGCAGTCAACAGCATAGGTTATGTAGGCAAATATCAATTTGGATATCTTGCTTTGATAGATGGTGGTTATGTTAAGAAGAGTGTAAGGAGTAATGCACAGTTAAATAATCCAAACAGCTGGATTGGTAAAGACGGCATAAACAGTCTCGAAGATTGGCTATCTAATGAAGCAGTACAAGAAGAAGCCATGTGTGCATATACCAAAAGGAATTACAATACAATGTGTAAGATTGGTGCTGTATCAGCTGAGCAATCTTCAGAAGATGTCGCAGGAATGTTGGCCGTAGCACATTTATTAGGACCTGGTGGCGCTAAAAACTATAGGAACGGTCAAGGAGCCAGCGATGCATTTGGAACATCAGGTGCCAGCTACTTCCAAAAAGGCAAATACAGCGTTGCTGTTCTCGCACCAAAAGTCAACGAAGTAAACCTAGGATAAATATTTTTATCATGGCAAACATTTATAAAGGTTTTAGTACAATAGGACAAACGAGAAAGTTCCGTCTCACGGATTTTGAGTTAGTTCGACGAGATATTTTGAACCATTTCTATATAAGAAAAGGGGAAAAATTGATGAATCCAGGATTTGGTACTATTATATGGAATGTGATCCATGAACCCTTCACAGAAGAACTTAGATCATTGATAACTGAAGATGTTAGAACCATAGCTAGCTATGATCCCAGAGTCAGTTTCGATAATATCGTGGTCACGGAATATGATCAAGGTATACAAATACTATTAGAACTTCGATATCTATTGACAAATCAATCAAGTGCCATGAATCTACAGTTTGATAGCCAAGCCAGAACGCTGACCCTTAGATAATTATATACTCACTTTATAAACCTTAATAAATACAGTATACAAGGGAAACAGTATGGCGACGACAACGAGACAAACCAGTTTATTAGTAGCGGAAGATTGGACCAAGGTCTATCAGACATTCCGTAATGCAGACTTTCAGAGCTACGACTATGAAACTCTTCGTAAGAGTATGGTCGACTATCTCAGATTATACTATCCAGAAGATTTCAATGATTTTATCGAATCAAGTGAATTTATCGCACTGATTGATACCATCGCCTTCCTAGGACAGAGTTTGGCATTCAGAGGTGATCTTAATGCTAGAGAAAATTTCATTGATACAGCACAGCGTCGTGACAGTATCCTTAAGTTAGCCAGACTGATCAGCTATAGTCCCAAACGAAATATTCCAGCCTCGGGATTCTTAAAGATCGATTCAGTGAGTACTACAGAAAATCTCACTGACAGCAATGGGTTAAACCTCAGCGGATTGATCATTACTTGGGCTGATTCTGCCAATGACAACTGGCAAGAACAATTTACAGCAGTGGTTAATGCTTCATTGATCAGCAACCAAACAGTGGGCAAGCCCAGCAACACACAAATCATTAATAATGTCACCAATGATGAATATCAAATCAATCTAGTATCTAGTTTAGTCGCTACCTACAGTTTCAGTACCAACATCGAAGGATCATTAACAGACTTCGAAATGGTCAGCCCTACCAGTACTGGTCAAAGTTATCTCTACGAAGTAGCACCAAGACCGAATTTACCATTTAACATACTGTATAAAAATGATGGCTTAGGAAACTTCAGTCCTAACACAGGATTCTTTACCTATTTCAAACAAGGCAAGTTAGCCAGTGTTGATGTTAATTTCCAAGAAAGTTTGCCTAATAGGGTCTACAGTCTCAATGTTGACAATATCAACAACACTGACGTTTGGGTCTATAAGTTAGGAACAGATGGACAGCCAGAAACACAATGGCAACAGGTACCAGCGGTTAATGCTACCAATGTAATTTACAACAAACAAACCAATAAAAATCTATATCAAGTTAATTCAAGAGCTGGTGACCAAATAGATCTAGTGTTTGGTGATGGATCATTTGCTAATATACCTCAAGGTACTTTTAGGATCTACTACAGAGTCAGCAATGGTTTAAGCTATAAAATACAACCTGCAGAAATGTCAGGAATAGTTATGTCTATCAACTATGTTGGTAGAACTGGACGTATCGAAACATTGACTATGCGTGCTAGTCTACAGTACACCGTGGCAAATGCTGTTGGTAGGGAAACAATTGAAGACATAAGACAGAAAGCACCACAACAATATTACACACAGAATAGAATGGTCACTGGTGAAGACTATAACATACTTCCTTATACTCTATTCAGTGACATCCTAAAAATCAAATCTGTCAACAGAACTTCTAGTGGCGTTTCTAGATACCTAGACGTTATCGATTCAACTGGAAAATATTCTAGTACAAATATATTTGGTCAAGACGGCATGCTCTACAGAGAGGCATTCGAACAGTCCTTTAGTTTTACCTATAATACCACAAATGATATCTATAAGGTCATAAACAATCAGGTAGCGCCATTACTGTCTGACCAAGAGACCCTACAGTTTTTCTATGCTAATAATCCTTTGATACCACTCAGCGATGTGTTTTGGAATTCATCTACTGAGTTGTCAAATGGATCCACTGGATACTTTTATGATTCAACTGGAAAGATATTACAGATTGGATCATTCGTTGACAGCAATAACAAATACATCAGACAAGGTGCTATCGTAAGATACTCTCCAGGTGCTGGAAATTATTTTGATTCTAGAAACACTATTAGATCTGGAACTCCTAGCAAAGCCGGCGATAAATTTTATGTCTACGGTGCTATCGAGCTAGTTCGAGCTGACGGTACCAATGCAGGATTAGGCAATCTAGCAGACGGGTCTGGGCCAGTCACTATCAACAGCATCGTTCCTGATGGCGCGATAGCTGATCAAGTGTTTCCTGTGTTTAGTTCAGATCTATCTACCACAGTGATCAATCAAATGATCAGCTACATACAGGCCTTTGAGGACTTTGGGTTAAGATATGATGTTGATGCAGTAGAATGGAAGATCATCACTCCAGACAATATCAATTCAGGAGAATTCGATTTAGCGTATGCAGGCAATACCAGTGGCACTGGATTAGATTCTAGTTGGTATGTCTATTTCCGAACACTAGGACAAACATACACTGTTCTCTATAGAGGATTAAACTATGTTTTTGAAAGCGTAAAAGAAACTAATTTTTATTTCGATAACACAGCCAAAGTATTTGATCCTGTGACAGGGTTAACTATCAACGATCAGATCAACGTTCTCAAAGTCAACAGTCAACCAGACAATAGTAATGCATTGGCATTAGACTATACTTGGTATGTTTATAAGAGTGTGATCGAAGTTGATGGGTATGAAAATCCAAACAAGGTCTATGTCACATTCCCTGACAGTGACAGTGATGGCATACCAGATAATCCTGAACTTTTTGAGATCCTAGTTGATCCAACAACAAATACGCAGAACAAATATGTGTTCTTCCAACAGACACAATCCTACGATCAATTTACAACATTGACACCATTAGACGGTGCTGATGTAGAAACTGCATATACCAGTTTGAGACAGATACAGGAAGCTAGAACATTATATCAAGATGGTCAGCTGTTCTATGTGCCAAATACAAATACTTTTTACAGTTTGAGTATCAGTGGTGAAGCCTACACCATATCAGTGGCCACTGGATACATAGCAAAAACTGGAAGACAAGATCTCTATTTCCAATATAGACACAATGCACCAAACTATAGAAGGATCGATCCAAGTCCAAACAACATCATCGATCTTTATATTTTAACCAAACAATATGCCACAGACTATGTTGCTTGGTTGCAGGATACTTCTGGAACTGTAGTAGAACCTACAGCACCTACAGGTGATGCTCTCAGTGTTTCATATGGAACCTTAGATGATTATAAGAGTGTTAGTGATACTATAATATATAACCCAGCCAAGTTTAAACCTATCTTTGGTAGCAAAGCACCAATTTCACTACAGGCCACATTTAAAGTGGTCAAGAATCCTAGTGTTGTGGTCACTGACAACGATATCAAAACATCAGTTATCGCGGCGATCAATAGTTATTTTGATATCGCTAATTGGGATTTTGGAGAAACATTCTACTTCAGTGAATTAGCCGCATACCTACACAATACTTTGGCACCGGATATCTCTAGTATATTGATAGTTCCAGTTAGCCAAGAAAGTGCATTTGGTAGCCTACTACAGATCAATGCAGAGTTTAACGAAATTATACAGAGCGCCGCCACAGTGGACAACGTACAGATAATCAGTGCGATCACTGCGGCTCAGTTGAATCAATCTGGCACACTAGTTGTGTCATAACGTGGAAGAGTCAAAATAGATGGCCAATAGAAAGACCAAGAACTTTTTACCTCAGGTATTCCAAACTGATACCAATGAGAAATTCCTATCAGCTACCATGGATCAGCTGATCAGTGAACCAGTACTGACTAATCTCAATGGATACGTAGGAAGAAGATTTGCTCCAACATATAAATCAACTGACAGTTATATAACCGAAGACTCCAGTGATAGACAGAACTATCAATTAGAACCAAGTACCGTAGTTAAAAATGATCAGAATGAGATCACTTTCTTTTCTAGCTATGTAGACTTCCTTAATAAAATTGGATACTACGGTGGACTAACAGAAAATCAGGACAGACTATTCAACAACGAATACTATGTCTATGATCCAATGATCAGCTATGACAAATTAGTTAACTTTAGTCAATACTATTGGTTGCCAGATGGCCCTACTCCGGTACAGGTCAACACCACAGGTGTAGAACTCGAAGTGACCTATAATGTCACCAGAGACACAGCAACAGGAAGGTATGTATACACCGCAGACGGTGTAGTCGACAACAGTATCATACTAGCTCGAGGCGGAACATATAAATTTGTTGTTAATCAACCTGGCTTCCCATTCTGGATACAAAGTGAACTAGGCACAGATGGATTACTTAATGCTACTCCTACTATCAGTTCTAGAGATGTGTTTGGTGTAGAAAATAATGGTGCCGAAGTAGGTACCATCACGTTCCGTGTACCACAGAAAGATGCACAAGATAGATTCGTTAACATGCCTACAGTGGCATCAGTTGACTATGCTACACCTTTGGCATACAGTGATGTACAAAATAGTTTATTAAGTAGATTCAGGAACAGATATCCACAATATTCTGGAGTCACTGGACAGTTAGACGGTAAAGAAACCATATTCGTTTCACAGGAAACACTGAACAACCGTGGTGAAGAAATATGGATAGCACCAAATGTCATATTTTCAAACACATCCATAACTACAGGTTCAGTTGGTGATTCGACCGTCACAGTCGACAACCCAGCAAACATCGAAGCCAATTTAGTAGTATCAGGAACCGGCGTACCAAACGGAACCACAGTGGTATCTGTCAACGGTGCGAACATAACACTGAGTGCGAATTTAACTGCCAATGCCTCAGGTACTTACACATTTATGAGTACTGAGTATGATGCTGGCACAGAAGTTCCATATAACAATCGTTATGGAGTTTGGAGAGTAATACTGTTAGACATCGGACTAGGTGATCCATTGATCAGACTAGCACCAATACAAGATGTGACCATCAATCAAAAAGTCTTTATCAAATATGGATTGTTAAATGCTAACAAAGAGTTCTATCGAGACTTTGATGGATTCTTTAAAGAAATGCCATTGTTAAGCAGTTTACAAGATAATCTATTTGTACAGGATGAAAAGAATTCTGCTATCAATACATCATTGAAAATAGTAGAATACTTGAATTGGCAGATAGACGTAGAGGAAGATATCCTAGGTCAACAGACCTATACCAGCCCTAACGGCATTGAGTTTACTTCAGGACTGAAGATACAATTTGATACTGATGTTGTACAAGAAGAATACCAAGGCAATCAATATTATGTTGAACATGTAGGTGATCTCGGTGGAGGTATAAGACTGATACCATTGGATGAATTAGTCACACCTGAACTTTATAATGATGAAAATGAAATAAACTATCCTGACACAGTATTCCCTGAATACATAACCATAAACAGAGCAGGTCTTGATAGAAATGGTTGGTCTAGAAACAATAGATGGTTCCATAGAGATACTCTACTGGCCACAGCAGAGTATAATAACACAGTGGCAACATTAGATCAGAATCAAAGAGCCATAAGACCTATCATACAGTTTGAAAGTGATATACTTTTATATAATGCAGGCCGTATCGCTAAAGATTCTGTTGATGTATTAGATCAAACAGCCACTGACGTGTTTGATCAATACAATGGACAGGTACTTACCCAGGCATTTGGAGTCACTTTAGTAGATGGCATGAGAATGGTTTTTGCCGCTGATGAAGATCCATTGGTGAGGAATAAGATATATGTTCTCAATCTGGTCCAGTATGATGTTGATATCTCAGGACTTCCGACAGGCCCGATATACATCAAGTTAACCAAAGCCACTGATGGTGATATTGAAACCAATGATACTTTGGTAGTTAAACAAGGTGTTAACAAAGGAAAACAGTTTTGGTATGATGGCGTTGCCTGGAAAGAAAGTCAACAAAAAACACATTCACAACAAGAACCATTGTTTGATGTCTACAACAGTTCATATGATTCTACAAATTCAACAGTCAACAATGGTAGAAGTATATCACTAATTGAACGAAGTACATTCGTTGGTACGAGGATATTTGGTTATAAGAGATCCACTGCAGGAGTCAATGACTCAGTGTTAGGATTTCCGTTGAGCTATAAAAACTTTGAAGCCCAGGGAGATCTTGAATTTGAAAATTATTTTGAGAAAGACACATTTGAAAGCCTAGTAGACGGAACACCAACGACACAGAATGTATCCACAGGATTTTTGCAAAAGATAAAATCTAGATATGAACTGGCTCCTAGGAATGTTTGGATCACTGCTGTAGAACCTTCTAAACAATACCAAATCATTGGATATGTCTATGATGGTACTAGCAATATATTTCCTATAGACATAACTCCAAACGAAGAAACATCAGTACCTTATCTTAAAGTTTATAGAAATTCTAGATACCTATCAAGATCACAGTACGTATTGATCAACAATCAGATTAGGTTAACAACCTCTGAAACTTTTGTTGCAGACGGTACGACAACTGACTATAGATTGACTTCAACTACCTCAACGGTCAATGGTGTGTTAGTGTATGTCAATGGAGAGCCAAGACGAGCATCTGGATTTTATACAGTCACTGGATTAGTAATAAGTTTTGTGACCGCACTGAGCCAAGGAGACATCATTGATGTCAGAGTGATACAGAATCCGGAAATAGGTGATAAGATTGATATTTTCGTATACAGTGACGAAGTCAGTGAACTAGGATATTACGAAGTTCCTAAAAATTTAGATCTTAATGCACAGAACACCACAGTTGATGCATTGACATTAGGGCAATTAAGAAACCACTTAGTGGCCATGGGACAGAACAGTTTAATATTGGAAGGTGATCCAATTGGCATTAGTAATCTACGTGATGTGGATATCAAACAACAAGGTGGTACTATATTACAAC